CCCCCCCCCACACACCCCTAGTAGTTTAGGATGGGAGAATAGATGGGTAGATGCTATGGCTGATGATAGGAGGATGGTTATAGCATTGTTAGTAAAATATCTAAGGGGAGGTATGTTATGAGAAGACGTGTAATGACAGGCCCCAAAAGCTTGGATGTATTGTATACATACACTTATAATAGTAATAATTACCATACATTTGTGGCTCCAAAGTCGGCGTATTATTATGTTGAGTGCTGGGGTGGTCAAGGTAATTATGGTTACAATGATAGCGAAGATAGGTTTACCAGATCTAATGACCCTGGGTATGGTGGATATGTGGCTGGATTTATCAAGTTAGTTGGTGGTGATATCATTTATGTGTATTGTGGAAATGGTGGACTTAAGCAGACGAGTAATGTTGTAAAATATAATTATAATGGAGGAGGTTCAGGGCATTCAATGACTAATGAGAGCGATGGAAGGTATATCTATGAGGGAGCCGGGGGCGGAGCTACAGATTTGAGGTTGTCCAACAATAGCGATCCTCTAAACGTAGATTCTTTAAAGACCCGTATTATGGTAGCCGGGGGAGGCGGTGGAGGATGTGAGTATTATTTTATTGGGCATGGAGGATCAGCGGGAGGGTTGAAGGCGTATCTGGGGGGCTATGCCAAGGGAACTCCTGCATCCCAAGTAGCGGGAGGATCTAACTCCGACAATAATTTAACTAACGGAAATAGAGGTCTATTAGGAGTGGGAGGAGGATGTGGCTTTGATGGCATTTCGTATTCCTCTGGTGGAGGAGGAGGCTTTTATGGAGGACCAAGCGGCGGGATATCGTCGAACGCTATTCAAGCTGGTGGTGGAGGGTCCTCGTATATATCCGGTCATCCGGGATGCGTGAAATATGATAAATATGTATTTACTAACACTAAGATGATAGATGGGAACGGGTTCGTATGGACAGATGTGAAGGGGGAATTAGAAAAAATGCCTAATCCTTTGGGTGGATTATATGATTTAGGAAAGGGACATATAGGCTCTGGATATTGTCGTATATCTATATTCCAATAAATATTTATATATCTAGGTAATTATATACAACTTTACATCATAAATGTACCGAATTATTTTTATATATAAATAATAATCTATATATTTGTGCCATGAGATTGGTCGAACAACATATAATCAAACAAAGCTCGATATATTACAATGAGCTTCAAGATCTGTTGCATAAGTGTAAAAACTTATACAACAAAGGATTATATGTTGTTCGTCAATATTATTTCCAGTATAAGGATGATAATACCGTTAAATACAAATACCTCAACTACTATTCTCTTGAAAAGAAGCTAAGAACAGAAGATGATGCAGACTATAGAGCATTACCAGCACCAGTAGCCCAACAGGTGCTTATGATGGTCGACCAGAATTTCAAGTCCTTCTTCAATCTTCTTAATAAGAAGGGTAGAGGTGAGTATTCCGAGAAAGTAAGAATACCTAAGTATCTTGATAAAGATGGGATGTTTATGGCTGTTTTTCCGACAACGGCTTTTTCTCAGAAATGGATAAAACAGGGTATTGTTAAGTTACCGAAACAATTCTCTTTTACTACAAGAACCAACAAACATGATGTCCAACAACTTAGATTTATACCTAAAAACGGATATATTATGCTTGAGATTGTGTATAATAAGAAAGAGAAAGATCTTATGTATGATAACGGTAATTACCTTGGTATTGATCTTGGACTTAATAATCTTGCGTCTTGTGTATCAAATACCGGTTCTTGCTTTATCATCAATGGTAAACCTTTAAAATCTATCAACCAGTATTATAATAAAAGATTAGCATATTTAAAATCTAAATTAAAAGGCAATAAACAAGTATCAAGACAAATAAGATCGTTAACCAACAAAAGGAATAACAAGATCAAGGATTATCTGCATAAAGCCAGTAGGGTATTGATTAATCATGTAGTTTCCAATGGCATTAATACGATCGTAATCGGTCATAACAGATGCTGGAAACAAGAGATCAATATCGGAAAACGGAACAACCAGAACTTTGTATCTATTCCTTTTAATATGTTTATCTCAATGATATCATATAAAGCTACACTTGAGGGTATTAATGTTAAGATCGTTGAGGAATCCTATACCTCGAAATGTAGTTTCTTGGATAACGAGAAGATTTGCAAGCATGAGGAATATGCCGGAAGACGTATCAAACGAGGATTATTCAAAACATCTTCCGGTAGTATTATTAACGCTGATATCAACGCTGCATTTAACATCATAAGAAAATCGGCAAAAGAAGCCTTTGATGTAAACAACTTACCAGAAGGTAGAGGGTTTTGGTGGAACCCGATACGAATTTCCGTATAGATATATCCCATTTTACGATTTTAGTGTAAAATGGGATATAATCACCTATATCTAATCAGTTTAGTGTTATATTTGCGAAGTAATTAAACGTTTTAGATATGAAAAGATTGTTATTTTTATTTGCTATGTTATTGACGCCGTTCGCTTTGATGGCGCAAGAGGTAATCCCATCAGAAGGGACTATCACCATTGATCTAACTACCTTTACCGGCATCATGGCTTTTGTCACGATGTCAGCTACCCAACTAGCCAAGGTAGTGCCGTATATTGACACCCATAAGTGGGCTAAAGTCCTATCCGCCGTAGTCATAGGTATGCTGGTTTGTATATTAGCGTGGCTACTAAAGGTGTCTCCATTGCTTATAGGGAGTGAATGGTGGGAGGCTCTATTATATGGAGTGGCTGTAGGTCTCAGTTCTGCTGGTTTCTATGATTTGGTTAAGGCTATAGGATCATTATTCATAAAAAGAATTTAATTCTGTACATAATAATAGCATTTGCTGAGAGACTCATCGTTGTGAAATGATGAGTCTCTGTTTTTTTAAATTATCTTTGTGTCAGAACGAAATTAATTAGACATGAGCAAATACGTAATCAAGAGGAAGATACCTAAATATCAAGAGGCCGGGGAAGTCGGGTCGTATATGCTTGGTAATATGGACGGTATACAAGGGTTAGGTATAGAACCTTTGGTGAATACCAACCAAGGATTACCCGCGCCGGTCAATCCGCTAGGGATATATTCTTTGGATACTCCAGATCAGTTGAGGACTAAATACGCTAATGCTTTTGATCAGGATAATGTGTTTCCGGCTAGCTTCAAGGGTAGTTTACAGCGTATAGCTGAGAATTATCAGGACAATGGTATTACGCTTAATAACATAACTGTTAACGATGTTGATAAGTCTAAGACCGGTTCAGGCGAGACGGATGTTTTTGATTTTACCACCATCCCCTACTATGGCGCTGATGATATAGGGTCTAGATTCACTCAGATGGGTCGTGGTATAGGGCGTATGAGAAGCGAGGGATATGGTGATTTATCCACTGGGGCTAAAACAGCTAATACGATAACCACCATAGCCTCAGGAATTAGTGGTATCATGGGATTGGCTCGTAACGTGGTTTCTGGGATAGCGTCTGAGAAAGGTACTCGTACCAATATCAGGTTGGCTCAGGAGCGTGAGGCCAGACAAAGAAGGCAATCCCAGATGCAGTACAAGGATGGTGGGGGTGTTTATCTAGGACCTAATAATAGGTTCGATAGCGGAAGCCTTACCGGTGAGTACCTGTATCCGTTACCTAAGTCGATGGAAGATCAAGCCAACGTAGAGGTCGAGAAGGGTGAGTACGTGACGCAGCCCGGAGAGGCGCCGATGGAGGCTATGGGGCAGAAGCACGCCGATGGTGGAACGCCCGTTTCCTTGGAGCAGGGGACGAAGGTTATTACCGATGATACCACCATAGAGCCGGATTTCGCCAAATACATCAGGGATACGTATGGGATTAAGGCTACGCCTAAGGATACGTACGCCACGTTAATGGATAGGTATAAGGCTAAGATCGGTCTTAAATCGGCTTACGATGACCAGAAGAAGGCTTTGGATAAGTTGAAGAAAAACGATAAGATAGATGATGAGAATACAAGGCGTTTAAACGCCTCCGTATTGTCAAAGGCTATAAATGATAGCAACGATACCGTTAATGGATTAGAGGGAAGATTTACGGACTTCGCTAATGTTATATACAAGGAGCAGGAAGACCGGAAGATGAAGAAGGATGAGGATACGTATTTCGCCAAGGGTGGTGAGATAGATAACATCATATCCAGATCTATGAAAGAATACGGTCTTACGGAGGAGGATATAGCTGAGGCTAAGAAAGAGCTGCTTAAGAAAGTGGCTGGTATTCGCCAGAAGATGGAGATAGGAGGCACGTCTTTGTTCGGTCGTAAATTAACTTTCCGCCCGATCGAGAATAGGTTCAACAATGATCCTAACTATTTCGGTTATCAACGCCAAGGAACTGATGGCTCTTATGGAGGTATTAATACGGATGAGAGGTTGAATTATTATAAGACATTCAATCCGGTCGCTTACGATGCTTATATGGGAGCTTCAGAGGGCGCTAGGGCTAGGGCATTGCAAGACGCTATCTACGGTCAGACAAGTAGCTGGATGGGCTTGGCTACGGCTGAGAACCCGATCATCGCCAACGCCGAGGCGCTTCGGGATTACACGACGCTCGTTTCCTTTGGCGGTGAGGATAGTCAAGGTAATTACCCGGAAGACAAGAAAGCCGCATATCATGATAGGATGAGAGACAATAAATTAGGTTTGTTTACCACATCTCGCCCTATGATCGGTCTAGACGTTGTTACAGAGGAACAACATAAGGCTCTTAACGATGCTGGTATCACCCATTTTAGTCAACTATTTTCTGACAAGAACAAGGATGTCGTTAATAAGATACTTGGCGAGGATATGCTTAAGATGCAGGCATTGAGATCCATGAAAGGAATGGAAGGTCTTGATTTTATACTTGATCCTCATAAGGTAGTTCCCGGTCCTATGGATATAGGTGATGTGGAGGATCCTGATGTTAAGTTGGATATGCCTGAGCTGATTGATCCCAATACACTCCCTAATACCAATACCAATACCGGTACTAACACCGGTAAGACTAATAATGGTAACGGAAACAGGAATATAGTGGGTGGCGGCCTTGACTTCCCTGAGGTGTTCAGGATGACTCCGGGAGCCGTGACAACGGAAGGTCTGGAAAGGCATTACGCTCCTACCGTGGATCCGGTATTGAGATCTGCTGATCAGTATATGGTTGAGGCTAATCGTGCTTTCCAATCACAATTGGATCAGATGGGTAATGTCCCGGATTCCCAGAGAGGGGCTTTATCATCCAACCTACAGGCTATCATGAGTTCCAATATAGGTAAGTATATAAATGAGGTAGAACAAGGGAACGTGGCTCAAAGGACTTGGGCTGATAATGTCAATGCTCAGTCATGGGCTAATACGTACGATAAGAATATAGCCCAACGTCAAGCTTACCAGCAACGTATATTGCAGGGATTGGCTATAAATGACGAGAACTGGGCCAGGTATTTCGATAGCGTAAATGACGAGATCCAGCAGAAGTGGAATACGGCTACGACCATGAATACATTAAGGTCTATATTCGGGGATGCCAAGATCGGTTCTAATGGACAGTTGATCGCTGATCCTCAGGGAGATATATTGAGTTATAGGAGATTATATCCCGCTCAGGAAGTAACTAAAAGCAAGAAAGGATAAAGGATGGCTTCACAATACAGTATATTAAGGAATTACGGTAAGTACGTATCACCCTACAACATGGATGTCATGATGCAGGGTATGGGATACATGCAACAGAAGATAGATACGAATCGGCAAGCTATTAATGAGTACGCTGATTATATTATTAATTCTGATATAGCTAAACCTCAGGATAGGGAATATCTTCAGAATAGATTAAATGGATTGATACAGGATGTGAATAACGTGTATCGTAAATCCAATCTAGCTTCTGATGGTATAGCTAGAAGTATACAAGCCCGTCTTGGAGAGGCTTTAGATACCCGTGTATTGAACGCCATCGCTGGAACGCGTGAGTTTAGGGAACTATCTACTAAATTAGAGGATATGAAGCTGAATAATCCTAAGATGTATAGTCCCATAAATGAATCAATGGCTCTTATGCCTTATTATAAATGGTTGAATGATGGTCAGGTAGGAACTAGATTAGAACCTCTTCATTACACTCCATATACGGATTATAACGCTGAGATAGATGGTAAGGTGAAGGATTTTTTGACCAAGCATAAGGGCCAGAAAATACAGATCCCGGTTCTCAATGATAAGGGCGAGAGAACGGGAGAGATTATTGAAAAGACAATTGATGAGATGGGGTATTCTGAGATAAGGAATATTATAGCATCCAGTATGTCCCAAAACGCTAAGGCTCAAATACAATTGGAAGGTCAATACATGGCTCTCACCAATCCTCATATGTTCAATCAACAATCTACCTCTGCTTTTATTCAACAATATGTGAATGATTTTGATGCTAAGGAAAAAGCTATAAAGGCGGAATTAGGGGGTGTTGGTAATGATGCTAATCGTAAATTAATGCTTGAGACTAGTTTGGCTGATTTACGTAATCAGAAACAGACTTTCATAGATGAGGCTAATTCGTTTATAGGACCTAATTATGATGCAGAAAGAGCGGGGGCCTTTATGGTTCAACAGGAGTTTCTTAGGGGGGCAGCTATGAGATGGTCTTATAATAATTCATCTGTCATCCGCAAGGCTGATGATTATTACTATAAAGAAGATGAGAGATTAGCTCGCAATGCCAAGTTCGTGTGGGATCAAAAAATGGATAAGGAAAGGCTTAAGATAGAACAATCAAAGGCTGATGCTGCATGGGCTAGGGCTATAGGTGGAGGAGGAAGTGGAATGAAAGGGTCAGTATCTATTGGTGTTCCAGGGACATCGTATACTGTCCCTATTGCGCAAGAAAAGGTAAAACCATCAACAAGGTTGATGGATAATATCGCTTCTAACAGGGAGAGTATAAAAGTTAAATTTGATGTTTTGGCAAATGCTATAGGTGACAATGTGATGTCTAATATAAATGCTTATATAGATAATAACCCCGATGATTTTAAGGGTATGTCACATCAAGATGCCGTCATGAAATTCATTATGAATAATAATGGAGCTAAGTATGATGGTTTGAAGACTGATAAGGCGAAGAAGGCTTATGAGGATCTTGCAGAGGCGTATGATCAAAGAAATTCATATTATTCCATTTATGACGGAGCTATGGATGCCAAGAAAAAAGTGTCTCAGAATCTTGATAACGCCATTATGGAGGAAATATCAAATAACCCTGGCATGGATATTTATCTAGATAATGGAGAGAATGTCAATGTAGGTGATATGTCTAGATTATCATCTGTTCGTATGGGTGGTAAATCCGTCAATCCTTTTACTGCCGCTAAAGTCTCTTCTTTGATGTCAAGATTGGTCGATACTGTCTCAGATGTTATAGGACCGTCTTACGATCCTTCTGGTCAAGGCAGATTGATAGAAGGAAGGAGTGTTATAGACGTGGGTAAGGCTGAATTGATATTAGATGAGATAAATGAATCTTTGGGTACAGATTTTACCGTGGATGAATTAGACGATGCATTGAAGGATAATATTACTGATAATAAGACATGGGATAGACTGTTAGTTAGGTTTGATGGAGATAAAGATAAGGCTAATCTGGCTTATATCACGTTAAGAAATATAAATAGAGAAATGGGTTCTCCATTTGCTCATAAATGGTCTAATTCAGGTCCTATCAACAGGGTTCTTGATGATATGGATGATGCTTATAATAGGTATATAGAATCTAGGTATGATGAGTTCGGAAGAAAGGGATGGACTTTTAATGAGAGGGCAAAATCCAATTCGGAGGAATTTAGATTATATAATAGTATATATAGTTTAGCTAATAGATCCGGATTGAAATTAGATAAAAAAGAAGGATCTCATACATTGTCCGTTGAACAGGATGATGATAATAATTGGTGGATAATAGCTGATGCAGGAGAGGATAAGGCTCAACGGGTTCAAGTATCAGAACAGGATTTGGCAGGGATAGGATTTACTACCTATACTAAGTTAAGAAATATCCCGTCAGTCTCATACAAGTCGAGGGTGTCTGGGGCAGGGTTTTCTTCTGCCTCCGATAAGGCTTATGGGAGATCGGTAGCCGATTTAGGTCTTGGTTCTTACGCTACGGCTGATAACGCTAAAGATGATATACGCTCATTTGTTTTGCCTTTGTTCCCGGATGATTATCATAATGATATGTCTATGATAATATCTGCGGTTATAGATGGATCTAGCAATTATGAGGTCAAGGCTGAGGGATATGATCGAGGGTATGGACGGCATGGTGTGGAGATTAAGATATATAAGAAAGGTTATGGAGGTGATCCTTCTAACAACCCTTTATATACTATAGATAAAGAAGGTGTTGATTACGCTGATAATATAGCTAAGGTTATGAATATAGCTCCTCAGGCTTATTTGGTGGAGGCTCTTAAAGAGGCTATGACTAAAGAGGCTAATTCTGTGAATAGTTCTTTTGGAAGGAAGGATATTAATGAGGATCTGTATAATATTATGTTACCGGTAATGGATATTATAAATAAAAAGAGGAATGGAAACGAGCAATAATAATTTACCCGATGGTAGGGATATAGCTCAAAAGCATGGGTATCCGGTTATGGATCCAATGGAGATAAGGGCAGTTGGTGTATATCCGAGTTCATTAGGTGACGATATAAACAATCCACCTTTACCTAACCTTGATCCAAATTCTTTGGTCGATGATTCTAAAAAGGCTATACCAGCTTTATCAGAAAGAATAAAAAGACGTGTTAAATCGTCTTATTATGATGATTTAAGGGCTAAAACTCCTGAGGATAGTATTATTAGTAATGGTATCCCATCTGGTAGGTTTGATGTGTCCGGTCCTCGTATAGGTCTTGATGAATCAAGATTTAAATTAAGTGATGGAACTTGGATACCTAAATACGAGTCATTTCAGGCTGGCGTTGATAATGATTCCAGATTAGCTAGAAATCAAGGTACAGGAGAGAAGATATTTAGGGGATTGGGTAAATTTGTTTATAAGACGGCTTTGTATGGTATAGGAGGTATTATTCAGCCTTTTTATGGTATTTACGAGGGAGTCACTAAAGGTAAATTTGAATCCGTTTTCAATAACGATTTTACTCGTTGGTTAGATGATATGGATAAGCGAGGAGATTATAGGCTCGCTCATTATTATGATAAAGAAGAGAGAGATATGGGATTTCTTCGTAGTCTTGGAACTGCTAATTTCTGGACTAACGATTTCCTTTCGGGTCTGGCTTTTACCGCTGGTGCCATGTTATCATCCGCCGTATATTCCGGGGCCGGCCTGATGAACCTTGCTCGTACCGGAGCTAGGGCTGGGGTGGCTTTAGCTAGGATAGGCAAGGCCGCTTCGGACACCAAGAAAGCATTCGGCGCTTACCTTAGGGCCGCCCGTATAGGGCAGAGGGTAGGCAAGGGGCTGGATACCGCCCTATTTCTTGGTACGTCTACCTCATGGGAAGCTTCAGTGGAAGCCAGAAGTATGTTGATGGAGGCCGAGGAGAACTTCAGGCAATCTTATCGTAACGCTTATGGGAGGGAAGTCCCATATGAGGAGCTTATGAAGTTCAGGGCTGACAATGCCAATGCCGCTAACGCCGTATTCACCGCAAATGTCGGCATATTATCATTATCCAACATAGCTATGTTTGGTGATATGTTTGGTATGGAGCTTGGTGTAGACAAGTTTATAAAACGCAATATATTTGGCGTAGGAGCCGAGAGAATGGACAACGGTGCACTAAGGGCTATAACACCAAAGAAATGGCAGAAAATAGCTGGTAATACGTTTAATATCATCAAGCGACCGGTATCTGAGGGTTTGTTCGAGGAGGGTCTTCAAGGTGTGTCCAGCAAGTCCGCGGAGGATTGGGTGGAATCAAGATATAATCCTATGGCCATCCGTCAGAATATAGGTTATATGGAAGCTATAAAGAACGGATTCAAGGAGACATACGGATCTAGCCAAGGCTGGAAGGAGATCGGCATCGGTATGATTATCGGATCGGTTATGGGTGGGAAAAGCCTTGGAGGTATAAGGGAATGGAGCCAAGACATGTCCCGGAACAAGGGGATGGTGGATGCCTACAACGCCAATGCCGGCGCCTTGACTACCGCCGCTATCCGTGCTATTCGTGGCAGTATGGCTCTGAACGCTCAATTATCAGGCTTGAAAACGGATAATAACGCTGACGATATACCTAATTCTAGAATCATAGATAAGACTTTTAGTGACGCCGTATTCAATCGTCTTCGTTATGATTCGGAGATGGGGATGCTGGATGATACGAAGGAGAATTTCAGGACGGTAGTCGAATCTATACCTAATAGCGATATAGCGTCCGATATGAATATGACGGATGAGCAGGTCAATGAGTATAAAGCCGATCTTGTCAACGAGTTTAATAAGAAGGTGGATAATTTCATTATGGCCAACAGATTCGCCGACTCCCTTACCGATGGTATATCCAATAGGTCGTTTAACGCCTATATCTCCAATATGGCTTATAATGGCCTTGAGGCGAAGGATAATTTGAACGATATTGCCAATCAGTTAAGAAGGATATACAATACGGATATAGGCCCCGCTCTTGATATATATTCTCGTCTTAATCCTGATTCGAGCAGGGATCTTGAAGAACTCAGGAAGCTTACGGATGATATACAGAGGATGGAGAAGAATATCTTGAGGCTTCAACAAAGTGTCGCGTCGAAGGACGCTCTTGAATCTGATAAGGCTAAGTTGGTCAAGGAGAATGATAGGCTTCTTAAATTAACAGAGGATAGGATCGCATTGGAGAGGAAATTAACTACGTTAATTAACTCAGAGGCTGATATATCTAAGTTGTTCTTAAATAGAAATGATTCAAGGATCAGTGCCGCTGATCTTATGGCGGCTTATGATACTATAGCTGATTTTGAGAACGTCGTATCTATCCGTGGGGTTGATAATTATAAGGAGGCTATGGCATTGCTTAGTGAGTATCGTCATAATCTTGTGGCTTATAAGAATATAAACGAGTCTCTTCGTCGTATGCGTGACAGAAGATTCATCCGGGCGCAGGAGCGCGGGTTCATGAAGATATTATCGAACGTATGGGGTAAGACTTATGAGGAGGATGATAGCAAGTATGATTTCAGGAATACTGATAATCCTGATGCCAATGATCTTTACGCCAACGACCAAGCTATAGACAAGGCTTACCAAGATGGTCTTATAGGGGAGGATGAGGCATTTATGTTCAAGACATATAATCATATGATAGCCAGATCTATGGAGAACGAGATTAAGACCGATGAAGGTAATATAGTCGAGAGGGTTCCTGATGATGAGGATATCATAAATCCTTCTGACGATAGAATCAATAATATAGCTATAAAGATATGGAACGGTAATGAGGATGTCTTATCTCCTAGGGAGAGACAGATATATGATAATAACAAGCCTCGTGTCGATAGTCTAGTTAACGGGTTTGGGGATAATCCTATTTCAAGGATCAATAAGGCTAGATCGATAATAGATAGATTGAAGATCCATGATAATATTTATGATAATATCAAGGACGCTGTTGATGATATTGTAGATATGAATATCAATGGTCTTGATCAGGATCAGATCAAAGAAGCTATAAAGACTTATAATGATCTTATGAATGAGGCTGACAATGGCAATGAGATTGATCAGGATAAGCTTAATGAGGCTATTGATATTATCAATAATTATTCCGATGGGCCTCTTCTTCAATTCGTGGAATGGATGAGGTTGTATGATAACGGAAGTATAGCTGTCAAGGATTACGATAAATCCATACCTATGGGTGATGTCCTCACAGAGAGCGAACCCGGGACATCCACCGGCAGGACGGAAGTTAACGCCGCCCAGAATCCGGTGGTGTTGATGGCTCAGAAGAGAGAGATCGGTGGGGTTATGTATTATGAAGTTGGCGGAATGAGACTTGACAGGTTTATGGACAGTCTTGGGCTTAAAAGATCTGATGCCACTGATACTGATAATGGAAGGGTGATGGATTTCACCAACGGAACCGACATATTTACTGTTATAGAGTCGAATAACCACTCAAGATGGATGATTAGCGAGGATGACGCTCAGGCTTTCGAGAACGCTACCGGTGTCATATTGGGGCGGCAGACCGCCTTATCGACCTCCAACTGGTTCATGGTGTATCGCAAGGGGCAGGATGGGTCTATTGTTCCTTATTACACGGGTGATACGTTTGGGTCTAACAACGAGTCGGTGAATCAGGAAGCAGCGGCTAGCCTTCGCAAGGGTGATATGGTAAGGTTTAAGATGGATATGTCAGATCCATACACCAAGGGACTGTATGATAAATACAATAGTCTTAACGCCGTTGATCCTAATTCTGATGAGACTAAGTCGGCTTACAGAGAGCTGGTTGATAATATGGTTATTAAGATCGTGGATAGCGATGGCAATTTCGTCTCGGTGCTAAAAGCCAATGATCCAGACTCAAAAGGGAGTAACGCTGATTTAAGGAGTATGGCCTTTGAGTTGTATAGGGATAATGTAGGATCCGTCGCGGGTGAGATTGATATACCGTTCGTAGGCACAGTCACCAGTGTTTTGCCGGGAAGACCTAATTTTAGCATAAGTGATGATAATGGGACGTTGATGGTATCCGAGAATGACTTTACCAACGAGACGGCTGGTAAGGTCGAGAGCGTAGGATATATAGAGAATGGGGAGGTTACGATGAGGGATGATATTAAGTATAATATATTCCCGTTCTGTACGGCTATCGTCAGGGACAAGTATGGTGACTATAAAGATTCACGTATCCCGGTCGTAGCTATAAAGACAGGAAATGGAAGAAATTACCTGTACCCCGTAAGATTGAAAAATCAGGATATATCGTCATTCTCATCCATGATCGGATCGATGGCTGATAGGATTACGGAGGGTCTAGGCGGAGGCGTAAGTATTGATGATATAATGGATCTTAATAACGCTATAGCCAGATCCGGGTTGGATAATAAGACATATATGATTCCGCTGGCGGGAGATGTGGATGTTATCAAAGGCCGGCTTGAAGCTGTCAAGGAAGCGGTTAGCAGGATGCCTATGACCGCTGATGTAAGAGGATGGATAGGTGATTCCAGAACTAAGGAGGATATTTTGATGAATGACGTTACGATCAACATTGATCTTAATAACGATCCTTTCATAGCTCCTAAGTTCAGGATGAGTATTAGGAGGGATGAGACGTTCTTCGAGGATACGGAGACCCCGTTCGTCAACCCGTCCAGCTCCCAATCGGGTTCCGCTTCGCCTACGAAGGCGGCCGAGGACAAGTCTTTGGTTTCCGACGGCAACGTAGTATCTGGAGAAAATGAGGCGGAAAATCCTTGCTAAATTAAATATCTTGACTTATCTTCGCAGCGTCAGTCCATCACCTGACGAGTAAGATATTTAAAAGTTGGTCCCTGTCGGGTGTGTGATGGCCCCGGTGGGGACTCTTTATATTATGCAATTAGATGCCTTTTTACATCGGAAGATCATGCAAGACCTACGCATCCAGCGAGTAAAGGTCTTGATGATGCTATACACCAGTAACTATTTTGTCAAGGTCAGACAAAAGCAGTTGCTTGATCATACATACTCATTAAGCAGGGATCAGGCTTTTGATTATATGACTGAGTTCAATAAAAGACTTAGTGATAAGGTTGGTATAAAATGTACGATGGATATCCTTTTACCTACCGATGATGATAATGCTAACATCATAATCGAGCACAATGGTATTATCAAGAAGTTGATGAAGGAAGCCGAGAAGCTGGAACTTGATACTGATGCTATCAAAGCCATGATGCGTGATCTTCTTGATGAGTTGAAGGATGATATTGATCTTAATATCCTGATATTTGACGTAACCCAGTTACTTATAAAATATAATCTATTTAGGTTGGATGCTATAACCGAGCAGGAGTTCAAGAACTCTTTTGTCAGGATGGATAGTAGGAATATGGAGATAAAGAAACTAACTTTATCTGATATCAAGAAGGTGGTGGAGATGATAGAGGATAGGTATAGCTACGCTTTATATATGACAGAGGAATATGGCTGATTACATTTTTTGTAAAAATATCTCTTGTTTGTTTGTAGTTTCAAAATAAGGTCTTATATTTGCGGTGTCTATCCGTTGCTAGACCAGAAGAAGATATTAATATCGCTTAGGCGTAGGCGATAAATGAGAGCTATCAGTGGAGTAACGGACGCTGGTGGCTCTCGTTGTTTTATATTATGAACAAAGATCATATTTTGGGGTTGTATAATGATTTAAGTCATTTTTGCCAAACAGGGAAATTGAAACAAGCTGATTATTCAGGTTATTCTAGAGAGTTAGAGATTATTGTTAAAAATTTTTCGAGCGATTGTGATCGTTCAAAAAACGACAATGTGTTTATTGTTAAGGATTGCAGAATAACTTTGAATGATAGCGATTACAGCAATTTCCTTTATATGGCGCTAATAACGTTATTCGGTAGAAGTGATTTTGATCTTGATTATGCCTTGAAGTTATATAATTATTTTATACTTGCAGCCATAGAACGACAAGATGAACTATATGATGCGGGTTATGATGAGTATATAATTGATAGAATGTGTTTAGATCATGTTTTTAATGGTGTTGTATATAATATCATTATATCAAATACAAATAAGGATGTTGATGATATTCATTTGACTATATCTAATGATCTGAAAGTAAATAACGCTATACCTATGTTGATGTCCAAGATAAGACCATATTCGACAGAATATGATTTTTATGGTTTGTATGATTCTATAATAGGATATACTTATTTTCTAAAAAATAAAAAGAACTATGGATTAAGAAATAGTGGACTGTTGCGTACCTATATAGGAGTAGATATTAGTAATGGTCTTGTAAAAATTGGTAAGTCTAAGGATTTATACACTAGGGAGAGTTGTTTAAGGGTGAGTAATATCTATTTTTATATGATTGCATATGTAGATATGGATATAGAGCGTGAGCTGCATATTAAATATAGTGTATATAATGTTGATAGAGAGTGGTTTCATTTGAATAAAAAGCAGGTTAAGGAAATTATAAGCAAATATAATTTTAGAATTATAGAATCAAATGTTAAATATATTGACAATATATATGATATTTGATGAATAATGAATTTCATTTTTTTTGTTATTTAGGATTGAGCTTTTGCCTGTTCGTGAGGATCGGCAAAAAGATTTGCACTTTTCGGAGAAACATAAGGTTTGTTATTATGTTGTTATTTTGGTGTCCCGTCCGCTCGTGAGAGTAGGCGGGATTTTCTATCTTTGTGTCAAAACGATTTAGTAATGGGACGATCTTGTTATGTTATAAAAAATAAGGAGGGTGGGATAGATAATGTCCTTGCCCCGAACGACCAACCATCCGGATTATACCAAAGGGCGATGGAGGTGCTGGGCGACCAGAAGCAGGCCTTATCGGTCTGGGGTACGGCCTACTCCCCCGACTTCGTGTCCTTCTTTGGCGACTGGATGTCCATGCCATCAGAATATGATCTGGATAGTAATGGGGAACCTAGGTATGATGATGTCATGTCCTTTATCAAGCGGAAGAACTATTTCGCCGGCAATTTCATGGCTGATGAGGTTAAGGATATTAATAATACTCTTACTTCCTTGGGTGTTGATAATATCAATGATCTTAATGATATGATCGTATCTAACTTCCTTTCCGGCGGTGATATATTCCTCAATAGGTACAATCTTGAGCGATCTGGGATGTATGACGCTGATGAGATTGATAATATCATGACTAACCGATCGGAGTATGAGCGGGTAAGGGATATGATGAGGAGGATTGTCGATTTTATGTCTGAGGGGAATCTTAATGAGAAGGATATGTATTTCCTGTCCTCCGAGTCAGGCCTTGGTGATGATTATATGATATATGAGGATACATATGACTCGTTAGGAAAGAGAAGGGGCTTGAATCCAATAGAGGTAAGGGATACGATCATGAGGGCGGTAGGCGGTATCAGCGACCGCC